GCCCGAACGTTACCTGGAGGGAGGGCCGTTGAGGGCATGAAAGTTTGCCGCCCCGGAACGCGAAACTGCGCCCCCTGCCCGGCCGTAGCCGGACAGGGGGCGCAGTGGTTCAGCGGACGAGCAGGGGGATCAGAGTGCCTGCGAGCGCGGCGAGGCCGGTGAGGGCGCCGATGGTTGGGAGGGGCCACCGGCCGGCTTCGAGCCGGCGGAGTCTGTCCTCCTGGCCGAGGGCAACGTCTGCCTCACGGGCGTGTTCGAGTTCGGCCAGGCGCTTGTTCAGGTCGCTCAGCTCGCCGCGGTGCTCACCGATGGCTCGTTCGACCTGGTCGGAGCGCTGGACGAGCAGGGCGATACCGCCCTTGACCTCGGCGAATCCCTCGCCGACGACGCCGCGCAGGCGTTCGAGTTCCAGCGCGGTTGCCGGGTCGGAGGGTACGGTCACAGGCCACCCCGGGAGGACGGGTCAGCGTCGCGCGGGCCCGGCAGGGCGGCCTTCGGCGCGGTCATCTGGAGCCAGCCGGGAAGCCAGGAGTTGACCACGGGCAGGGCCATCAGGCGGGTGATCGCGGCGGCCACGGTCAGCAGGGTGCCGAGGCCGGGCAGGGCGGACGGAAGGCCGGCCGTCTGGACGAGGAGCGGGAGGGCGGCGGCGATGCCGAGCACCGTGGCGAAGGCGGTCCGTGCGGTGCGGCGGGCGGAGTCGGTCATGGTGGTGGTCTCCGGTCAGTTGGTGACGGTGAAGCCTCGGCGGCGGCCGAGCTCGGTGAGGCTGACGAGGCCGGGGATTCCGTCGGCGTCCGAACCGCCGTAGCCGAGGCTGCGCTGGTAGGAGCGGTACGCGGCGACGGTCCTGGTCCCGAAGGAGCCGTCGACCCAGCGGCCCTCGAGGAAGCCTTCGTCGGCCAGGGCCTGCTCGACGGTGCGGGCCTCGGCGCCGTAGGTCTGGTGGCCCTGCTCGGCGTCCGGGTCGGTGCGGGCCGCGGCGACGACGCGGGCCAGGGAGACGACGGTCTCGCCGGGCAGGTGCCCGAGCAGCTCCCGCAGGGACGACTCGCCGGGGACGCCGTCCGCGTCCGTGCCCGAGTAGCCGAGGCTGCGCTGGTAGGCCTGGTAGTTGAGGGTGTCGGCGTCCCGCCAGTCCTCGTCGGGGCCGACCTGGTAGTGCGCGCCGAAGCCGCGGGCGACCAGGGCCTCGCCGATCTCACGAACCTGGGGGCCGTGGGCGCCGTAGCCGTACGCCACGCCGGCGATGGTGTTCTGGTAGCGGGCGGGGGTGGTCTCGGCGGGCAGCTGCGGTGCGGGTCCGGGCTGGGCGGGGGCGTCCGGGCGCGGCGCGCCGGCCTGCACCCAGGCGTACAGCGGGCCGCCGGGGCAGCTGGTGGCGTAGCCGTCGCGGTGCCCCTTGATCTCCGGCCCGGCTCCGTGCGCCTGCAGGAGCTCGATGCCGTCGCGGATCGCGTTCAGCATCTCCGGGGTCGGGTCGGTCAGGCCGGAGTCGCCGACCAGGCCGACGATCGCGTAGTGACCCTTGTTCAGCGGCTGGCTGCCGTTGGCGCCGGTGCGGCGGCCGATGCCGCGGCCCTCCAGCAGGTAGCCGTGCGGGCAGGCGCCGAACGAGTAGGCGATGTCGCTGTAGTTCTCGACCTTGTTGCCGAGGTGGCTGGCGCGGATGTCCTGCCACTCCTGGATGCACAGGCCGTGGTTGGCGAGCAGGTCGGTGGCCACGTGGGTGCCCTCGTAGTGGACCTTGGCGCCCTGGGTGGTGGCCTGAGGCGGGGCGGCGGACTCGGGCCAGCCGAGATCTGCGCGGGTGACGAGCTGCACGGGATGCCTCCTGGGCATGAAGAAGCCCCCGGGCCGGACGGCGCGGGGGCGAGACGGGGAGTGAGGGTAGGTCAGGTGGCTGCTTCGTAGGCGAGCTGGAGGCGGAGGGATCCGCCAGGGGCCCAGGCGAGGGGGCCGTTTCCGCCCTGGCCGAGTCCCTGCCCGCCGGGGTAGACCCAGCCCATGTCCCAGAGCCGGTAGCCGAAGACGGCTGCGGTGAGGCCGCCGATGTCCACCACCGTGATCAGGCTGTGCCAGGCGGAGCCCGTGCCGTCGATGTGGCGCCCCTGGCCCTGGCGGTGGTGGGAGAGGTCGGTGGGGTCACTGGCGGGGACGGGGAGCCTGATGCCGACGTAGTTGTCGCCGAGGCTTGATCCGGCGCCGCAGGTGAGCTTGGCCTCCATCTCGATCGTCGTTCCGGTGCGGCGGTAGCGGCCGGCCGAGGTGCTGGTTCCCATCTCCCCGTTCCCCAGGATCCACTCGGGGGTCCAGTCGACCCAGGAGCCCTGGGGCACGTAGACGCGCCAGGCGGTGCCGTCGTAGATCTCCTTGCGGCCCTCGGCGATGAGGTAGGTCTCCATGCCGGTGGCCGGGTTGGGCAGGGCTGCGGTCCGGGCGGCGGCGTTGGCGAAGCGCATGTTGGCCCGGGGGACGATGCCGTTGACGAGGGAGGAGAAGCCCTGCTCGGCGTTCGGTGCGTCCAGGAGGCGGGGGTAGGGGACGTTCTGCTGGAAGTCGTCGGTTCCGGTCATGTGGTCTCCGGCCGCTCGGTGGCGGCCCAGGTCGGGTGGCGGGGATCAGGCGAGCGCACCGAGGACGATCCAGGTCCCGGCGCCGTTGCGGGTGACGAGGACGGTGTCGCCGACGGCGGGCGCGCTGTAGCTCTGCAGCCGGCGGACCCCGGCGACGGGGCCGGCCGCGGTGGTGATGTCGACGGCCGGCCCGGCGGTGGCGGTGACGGTGGCGAGGGTCCAGTCCGCGCCCTGTTGGAGCAGGGCGCGTTCGACGGCGTACTGGATCGCGTCGGCCAGGTCGCTCATCCGGTCGTCACCTCCTTGCTGGCCCGCAGGGTGATAGCGAAGTCGCCGTCAACGTCGAGGGGCACGGTGAAGGACTGGACGAGGACGAGCTCGTGGCGGCCGCCGTAGGTCAGGCGCAGGCAGTCAGCTCCCTCGAGGGCAGGGTTGGGCAGGGAGGAGAGGGAGGTCTGGACGTTGGGCGCGGTCGCGTCGCGCAGCAAGGCGGCCGCGACCGCCTCGCAGGCCGCCGTGGTGGTGAGCAGGCCGGAGGAGTAGAACCTCGGTACCCGGCCGTACGGGCCTCCCCAGCGGGTGGGCGAGGTGGGATCGGTGTCGTAGGCGGCGCCGCTGACCGCGGGGCCGCCCGCTCCGGCGCTCGTCTCCCCGCGGGCGATGACGGCGTTGTAGACGCCGGCCCGGGCGAGCTTGCGGCTGACCTTGATCAGGTTGCCGGTCGGGCCTTCGGTGACGTCCCAGACCGGGGTGGCGGTGGACAGGTCGGGCAGGTCGGTGATGACGAAGCGTCCGGTGGCGTCGGCGTAGCACTCGGCGCGCATGCTGGTGGCGAGTTGGGTGACGGCGTCCCACCGGTCGGCCTGGGCGTCCCAGGTGATCGGGGCGACCGACTGGTCGCGTGCGCCGGCGGTGAGGTTGACCACCGGCGCGTCGGGGAGGGTCTCGCGGATCAGGGCGGTGATCGCGGTGACGGTGGAGGCGTAGGAGGAGGTGGAGACCGGGGCGGTGAAGCGGTCGTCCTGGACGGAGGCCTCGGCGCTCTGCCCGGTGACGGTCACGGGGCCGAGCGCCGGGTCTCCGGCCGGCTCGTCGATGCGGAAGGTTCCGAGCGGCACCAACTCGGTGGTGCCGTCCGGGTAGCGGATCCCTCGCTGGACGACCAGCTGCTGGCCGTACACGCCGAGCGGGTCACCCGGGTTCCAGGGCAGGTAGCCGGGGTCGGGGATGGTGAGGGCGAGCTGGCGGCGGACCTTGCTGCCCCGGTCCACGGTGACGCTTCCACCTTCGTGGGGCAGGTCGGCGGCGGTGAGGGTGCCGCCCAGGTAGGCGTCGATCCTGGTGACGACCTGGTGCGGGTTGGACAGCGCGGCGAGGAAGCGGGGTGAGACCGCGTACACGTCAGCTCCCTTGCACTCCGGTGAGCACGTCGAGCCAGGTCCTGGAGCGGGCCAGGACGTCGGCCCAGGTGGTGTTGGTGTCCAGGACGCTCTGCCAGGTCCGGCCGGCGGATCCGACGAGCGCGCCGACGGGTCGGTCGACCTCGGTGACCGCAAGGACGAACTCGCGGTCGGGCTGCGGTGCGTAGTCGCTGAGCCGGTTCTCCTCGGCGTCGCCGACCTGCAGGTAGAGGTCGCCGATGCCCCAGCTGGCGGGCCACTGGGCGAGCAGGGTGTGCCCGGACTCCAGGAGCCACCACAGGGCTTGGCGCTGGGCATCGGTGGCGGTGGTCACGGTGAGCGTGCCGGTGCGCGCCGCCCGGACGTCGGTGAGGACCACGGGGCGGGCCCGGCCCCGTACGGCGTGCACCCCTTGGCGCGCTGACCGCTGCCAGTTCGGCACGGTGGCCACCATGGCGACCAGGCTGCGGGCCGGCAGCGACGGGTCCTTGAGGACGACGCCGAGCTCGTCCGGGTGGGCGAGGGTGATCTGGTCGCTGGTGTAGGTCGTCCAGTCCGTTCCGGCCGCTCCGGTCCAGGCCTTCGCGTAGTAGGAGACGGCGGTCCCGAGCGGCGCCTCGTAGTCCTCGGCGACGGCGACGTCGCCGGTGGCGGTCTCGCCGGTCAAGTCGCCGTTGTAGCCGCGTACGGGGGTCTGGGTGCCGTCGGGGCTCGTACGCCACAGGCCCCAGCGGGTGCGGCCGCCGGTGGTCAGGCCCTGGAGGTAGATCCGCGCGCCGTAGCCGGCCCCGGTGGGCTCGACCCGGGCGGCAAGGCCGCCGGGGGCGATGAGCACCTTGTCGAGGTACCAGACCTCGCCCGGGACCGCGCCGGAGCGCACGAGGGACGGGCGCAGGGTGACGGCCCGGGGCGGGGCGAGGTCGACGGTGGTGGACGGGGTCCACGCGGTGGCGGCGCCTGCGCTGTAGGCGGCGGAGGTCTGGCGGAGGATCTGCCCGGCCGCGTCCAGCCAGGCCAGGCGGACGGTGTAGGCGGCGCCCGCAGCGGGCGGGCGGACCATGGGGCGGAACTGGTAGGCCTGGCCGGGGATGACGGGCACCGGCGCGGCGAGGGTGAGGACGGCTTCGCCCGTGCCGGCGCAGGTGAGCGCGAGGGAGGCGAGGCCTTCGGCGGCCTGGGCGAGGGAGCGGGCGGCCGTCCCTCCGGCCGCGGTCCAGCCGGCGGCGCTGACCTCGGTGGAGTACCTGGGGTAGTCCAGCAGGTTCCCGGGTTCGTTGGCCGCGAGCTGGAGACCGATCTGGTCGAAGAGCCAGACCTGCGCGGTGGCCGTGGCCTGCGGGCGCAGGACGATCCTGGCCTTGGCCGCGCCGGGCGGGGCGGTGCCGGCGACGCAGACCCGGGTCCAGGTCGCGGACGGCAGGGCGGTCCAGGTGGTGGTCGTGGTGCTGATCGGGTTGTCGGCGGCGTCCTGCCAGCGGATGTCGATCAGGACGGACAGCGCGGCGGTGCCGGGCCGGGCGGAGGCGGAGGCCAGGTACTCCTTGCCCGCGGTGACGCTGACGGCCGTGTTGAGGGCGGCCTGGCAGTTGCCCGCGAGGGTGGAGGTCAGCTGCAGGCTCCACCACCCCTCGACGCTCGCGGCCGAGCTGCGGGCGAGGGTCACCGCGTACCAGGCGGCCCAGCCGGTGGCGTCCTGCTCGACGGACTGCGAGGTGTAGTCCAGGAGGTTCCCGGCGGCGAGTGCCGGAGGGCCGAGTGCGGCGGCGTCGACGAGGGCCTGGCCGCCGGCGGCCAGGCCGGTGACGTTGACGCCCAGGACCGCGTAGGCGGCGCCGGCCGGGGCGGTGGCGATGAGGACGGGTGGCGGGGTGTTGAACGCGGTGGAGTTGGCCAGGGTGGAGCTCGGCGAGGTCGAGTACGAAAGCGCCGTGCCGCCGGAGGCGTTCGCGTACCAGCCGATGAAGACGTTGACGGCCCGCCCGGCGGCCGCCGCGACGAGCGCGGCGTAGGCGTAGGCGGTGTAGACCTGGCCAGCCGTCACCGGGACGCGCGTGATCGTGGTCGCGGACGCGGTCCCGGCGGCGGTGGCGGTCAGCTGGAGGGAGGCGGAGCCGGTGTAGCCGCGGCCGCCGAGCGCGAGCGTGGTGTTCGCGCCGGTGGCCCAGCCGGTGGTGTCCGTCTCGATGTCGGAGACGGACGGTGCCAGCAGGTTGGTGGCGACCGCCATCAGATCCTCCGTCCCGTGGTCAGGGCCCGGGCCGTGGCCGTGTCGGCGGCCCGGACCTCGGTGCGGACGATGTCCGTGATCTCCCGGTCGCCGACCCAGACGTGAACCTCGAGGTCTCCCTGTCCGGCGCCGGTGGCGGCGGCGCGGCCGAGGGTGTCCCACTGGCCGGTCGTCAGGACAGGCTCGGGCCGACCGGTGTGGTTGTAGACCAGCGACGTGCCGGTCGGCAGGTAGCCGCCGGAGTCGTAGCCGCCCGGCCGGTTGAGCGCGCTCAGGCTCCCGTACCGGTGGATGGCGTAGTTGAGGCCCGCGTACGTGTTGGCCAGCGGGTCCGTGCTCGTGCCGTACTGGAACGGGCCGGTGTCGCGGAAGGCGTCCGCGTACGCCCGGTAGGTCGGCCCGATGACCTGCATGAGGCCAACACTGGGCGTGCCCGCCTGCCAGTTGGAGTCCCAGCGGTTGACGACGCCCGGGTCGCCGCCGCTCTCCTGGTTCATCCGTCGCAGGACGGTGTCGAGCCAGGACTGGGGCTGGCCGAGCATGGTGAGGGCCTGCTGAACGACCGGCGCCCAGCGCTGCACACCCGAACCGGCGGCCGGTGCCGAGGACTTCCCGCCGCCGACGAACGAGACGACCTTGTCCTTGAGCCCGGTCAGCATCTGGGTCGGGATGCCGATCACGGCCTTCGCCATGGGCGACTCGCCGATCCGGGCGAACAGCGCCCGGACCGGACCGGTCACCTTGTCCCAGATCTTGCTCGGGTTGGTGAGCAGGTCGGCGCCGTCCTTGAGCAGGTCGACGCCGTCACCGACGACATCGGTGACGGTTCCCCAGACCTTCCCCAGGATCCCGCCGTCGGCCATCAGCTGGGTGCCGGCGGCCGCGTGCAGGGCGAGCGCCCTGGCGCGGTACTGCGGGTCGGTGGGGATGACGTACTCGGGGAAGCGCGGGTTGCCCTCGCCGACGATCGCGGTCGGCCGGTTGACCACCATCGGCACGGCCTGGCCCCAACCGGGGCCGACCGTGCCGCCGGCGGCCAGGAGCTTGGGGCCGTCGGGCAGGTGCGGCAGGTGGACGAAATCGGCGACCTTGTCCCAGACCGCCTTGATGCCGTTGGTGTACACGGCCTCGATCAGGAAGTTGACCGGTTTCTTGGTGATGTCCTGGAGCTCGCCCCAGGCCTTGCCGATCATGTCCTTGGCCTTGCCGAACGCCTCGCCCACCGGGGTGAGCGCGCCCTTGATGGCTTCGAACGCTGGCTGCAGCGCGTGCTCCCAGAGCCAGCTCGCTCCGGTGGCGATCCCGTCGAACGCGGGCTTGATCAGGGTCCGCCAGGCCCAGCTCGCGGCCGCGCCGATGCCTTCGAACGCGGGCTGAAGGATGGTCCGCCACAGCCACAGCGCCAGGTCGGCGAGCGCTCGGAAGGTCGCCATCCAGGCGTCGAAGGTCGGCTGGATGATCCACTTCCACAGCCACAGGGCGACCGCGGCGATGCCCTCGAACGTGGGCTTGATCCCGGCCTGCCACAGCCACAGTGCGGCCGCGGACAGCAGGTTGAACGCGACCACGATCGGCCCGATGACGACGACGACCAGGATCGCGAACAGGACCTTGGCCGCCTCCCAGATGAAGGCGAAGGCGGGTCCGAGCGCGTTCTCCCAGAGCCACATCGCGGCCGCGCCGACCATCTGGAGACCGGCCCAGATCGCGGCGAAGACGGGCTGGAGGACGACGGCCCACAGGAACAGGGCGCCGATCCGGATGCCGTCCCAGACGGCCGTCACCGCGTTGTGGAACCAGGTGAAGTGGTTGTAGGCGTAGATCACCCCGGCGACCAGCGCGATCACGGCGATCACGATCGCCTCGATCAGCGGCACGATGATCGTCGCCTGGAGGGCTGCGTCGAAGGTCAGGGTCTCCGCTGTGGCGACCCCCATCGCCACGTTGTAGAGCGCGATGCCGGCGGCCGCCCCGGCGCCCACGATGCGGGCGATCTTGAAGGCCGCGATGCCGAGCCACAGCGCCTGGACCAGTCCGGGGAAAGCGGTGGCCAGGTCGGCCACCTTCTCGGCGAGCCAGCCGATCCCCGCCAGCGCGGGGCCGGACAGCGGGGCGAGCGCCTCGCCGACGGACAGGACCGCGCCCGCGATCTTGCCGAGCGTGTCGGCGAGAATCGGGCCCATCCGGGAGGCGTAGTCGAGGAAGCGCTCGAACTCCGGGCTCCCCTTGAGCTTGCTGCCCCAGGTCGCGAACCGGCCGGTGCCCGACTCCAGCCGCGCGGCGATCGAGTCGATGTGCGGCAGGAACGCGTCGATCACGCCGACGGCGCCCTTGATCGTGTTGCCGAACGCGACCCCGAACGAGGTCAGCGCGGGCTGGACGCTGCTGTCGAGGTCCGTCTTGAAGGACCGCCAGAACGGGCTCTTCAGCTCGGTCCCGGCGCGGTCGAACAGGCCGCCGACTGCTCGGGTGGCGGCCTCGGCCATCGGGGTGAGCCCGGGAAGGCTGGCCTTCGCCGCGTCCACGCCGCGCACCAGCAGGGTGGTGGCGTCCGGCGTGACCGTGGCGGACCACTGCTTGAACGCCTCGCGTATGCCAGCCGGTCCGGCGATGACGTCGAACAGCTGGCGGGCCTGCGGGGAGAGCCTGCCGAGGGCAAGCGCGTACTTGTCGGACGCGCTGGCCGCGCCGCCGGCACTCCGCTCGGTGGACAGCAGCGCCTGCTGGACGCCCCGTTGGGCGTTCGCGACAGACTCTGCCGCGGTGGCCTGGGTCTGGGCGGCCTGGCGCTGGGCGTCGGCGATGCGCGTCTGGGCGTCGGCGATCTGGCGGGCGGAGGTGGCCGCGGCCTTGGAGGCTGCGGCCTGCGCGTCGGTGATCGCCTGGGCCGACTGGGCGGCGGTGCGGGCCGCGCCGGCCTGGGCGTCGGCGAGCGCCCGGGCCTGGTCGGCGGTGCGCTGCTGGGCCTGGACAAGGCGGTCCTGAGCGGAGACGACGGCGTCCGCCCCGTCCACCCCAGCGTCGCGCGCGGCCTGGGTGTCGCTCTGAAGCCGGGCGTACTGCTTGCTCTGCTCCTTCGCGTGCTGCTCGGCCTGGTCGAAGGCGAGCTGGGCCTGGGCGCGCTGGAGCGCGGACGCGCGGGGGTCGGTCCTGGCGGCCTGCAGGTCCTGGGCGGCCTGCTGGACGCGCAGGACGGCGTCGCGCTCGGCCAGCGCGCCGTCGGCGAGCCGGTCGTTGAGGTCGGCGAGCTGGTCGGCGGCGGTACGGCGGGCCGCGGTCAGGTCGGCCTGCGCGCGGGTCTCGCCGCGCTGGGCGTCCGCCAGGGCCTGCTCGGCGTCGGCGACCTGCCGGGCGGCGCGCACCTGCGCGTCGGCGGCCTGGGCGACGGCGTCGGCGACCTGGCGCTGGGCCCGCTCGCGGGACTCGGCCGACTGCGCGGTCGCGTCCGCCAGGCCCTGCTCTGCCTGCTCGATCTGCCGGGCGGCGGCCTGGGCCTGCTGGGCGGCGTTGCGCCGGGCGGCGGCGAGGGACTGCTGGGCGCCGGCCAGGGACAGGGCCCGCTGCTGGGCGCTGAGGTCCGCGTTCGCGCCGGCCGTGGTCGCGCTGGTGGCCTCGTCCTGGGCGGCCTTCTGGGCCTGGAGGGCCTGGGCGACGCCGCGCACCGCGGGGGCTGCGGCCAGGGCGAGCACACCGACACCGCCGGCGGCGGCGAAGGCGCCGGCCGCGATGGCGCCGAGGCCGCCCGCGATGACGGGCAGGCCGCCGATGCTGGCGAGCGCGGCGAGCTGGATGCCCAGCGTCATCACCGCCGCCGACGCGCCGGCGGTGTCGACCTTGATCTTGGGGTGCTTGGCGTCCAGCGCCTCGACGCTTGCAGCCACCGCAGCGAGCTCGGCCTGCGCGGCGGCGGCGTCCGCGCGCACGTCGATACGCACGCCGCGGCGGTTCAGTGCGGCGAGCTCGGCCTGCAGGACGCGTATCGCGGCCAGGGCCTGGGCGACGTCGAAGGTGGCGTCGACGGCCAGGCGCTCGGGGATGGCGGCGAGCTGAGCCCGCAGCCGGGCCAGGCGGATCTCGCTGGCGTCGGTGGCGACCTCGACGTCGATCGCGGGTAGCGAGGCCGCGACGGCCCGCACCTGGGCGATGAGGCTCTCGCGGAACTGCCCCGGGCGGATCTCGACTTCGTGCGGGATCCGGGTGATCGCCTCGATCTCCGCGCTCACCTCGGCGAGCGCGGCACGGGCGGTGGCGGTGTCGATCCTCACCACCGGGTCGGCGTGGGTGGCGCCGAGCTGGCGCAGCTGGGCGTCGAGGTCGGCGACCTTGGCAGCGGCATCGTCCGCGGTGATGTCGATGCCGATGCGCTTGCCCGAGAGCTGCTGGATCTTGGCGCGCAGGCGGGCAAGGTCCGCGTCCGCGCCGGTCTCGTCGACCTGGACGTTCAGCTTGGGCAGAGCCCGGAAAGCAACCTCCAGCTTGGCCTTGAGGCTGCGGGCGAAGGCGCCGCCGCTCTGGTCGCCCTCGCGGGCGGCCGCGGCGGCGGCGCGGCGGCCGCCGGCCTGGACGGCGTCGGGCAGCGCGGCGGCGATGCTCTGCTGCATCGCGTCCGCGATCTGCCGGCCGAGCGACTGGCCGACCCCGGAGCCGGCCCCGGTCAGGGAGGCGCGCAGGCTCTCGCCGAGGCGGTCGCCTAGGACACGGCCGGCCTCCAGGCCGACCCGGTCGGCGATCGGCAGGATCTGATCCTTGAGGCGCTCGTGGAACCGCGGCGTGATCGGGACAACGTCGACGCCGGCCTGGCCGACGATGTCCACCGCCATTACGCCTCCCGGGGATCTCGCATTCGCGGGTCGAGCGCGGCGCGCTGTTCGTCCGTCAGGCGACGGCGGGAGGTGGTCCTGGGCCGGATGCCCGGGCGCGGAGTCGGCTCCGGCTCATGGAACTTGCCGCCGCTCGCGGCGACGGCAACCGCGGTCTGCACCCGGACGGCGTCCAGGACGGAGGCGAGCAGCAACTCGACCCCGGACCACGGGGTCAGGTCCGGGCGGGCCTGGGCCTGGGCCTTCGCCAGCAGATCGGCCGGCGCGGCGTTGCGCAGGGCGGTCTTGGTGAAGCTCTCCGGCGGCAAGTGGTCGATCAGGACCCGCAGGCGCCGCAGCGACATCCGGCCGCGGTAGACGTCGAGGAGGTCGATGCCGCGCAGGGCCAGGTCGGCCTCTAGCGCTTCCGCGTGGTCTTCGAGGACCTGGAGCGTGCCCGCGACTTTCCCAGGCTCTGCCCGGTGGTGCTGGTCATGGCGCGCTCGGTGAAGGCGGTGATTTCGCCCATCGTGGCATCGAGGTCGATGAACTCCTGGACGTCGTCCGGGTGGAGGGCGAGGTGGGCCCAGGTATCGAAGTCCAGGACGCGCAGGGCCCGGAAGAAGGAGGGGCGCCACTGGGAGCCGGGGCGCACGCGCAGCTCGACGCCGTCGAGCTCCTCGGCGACGTAGGAGTCGTCGGTGTCGGTGGCCTCGATCTCCTGGGCCTGGGCGGGAGTCGTCTCGGTCATGGGCGCGGGTCTCCGGTGCTCGAGGGAAGTGGTGGGGTGCGCGGGCGGGATGGACGGGAGCGGAGCCCGGACCCGCGCGGATGCGGGCCCCGCCGGTCTCAGGAGCCGCCGCCGGTCGGGAAGAAGTTGGCGACGTCGATTCCGCCGTAGTCGATGCTGCGGCTCAGCGCCTTGGAGGTGGCGCCCTTGTAGAAGGTGAAGGTCATGTCGACGCCCATGACGTCGTCGGCCTGCGGCTTCTCGTCCCCGCGCTCGGTGACCTCGGCGTTGGGCGCGTAGAGGCGGATCTTCTTCGCGCCGTCGATGGTGTCGAAGATCATCGCGTAGCGGAGGTCGTCCGGCTTGTCCGGCAGGGGGTAGGTGACCGTGCCGCCGACCGCGGGCTTGAGCGTGGCGATCGGCACGTTGTCATACAAGGACCTCACCACGGGGTTGAGGGCCTCCTGGCAGGTGACCTGGACGGTCTTGGTGGACTTGGGCCGAAGGGTCCGGATCGGCTCCATTGAACCGGCCGCCTGGATCTCCTTCTTCTCCTCGGCGATCTTGAGCGTCCCGCCGTCGGTGGTCACCCAGCCCAGGCACAGCCAGGCGGCCGGCGGGGCGGTGAAGCCGGTCGGGGCTGCGGTGTTGAGCGGCGCGACGAAGACCAGGTAGTCGGTCGCGCCGAAGCTCAAATCGGCATTTCGGGTATCGGTCATCGGCCCTCCCGGGGCGCGAGAGGCGAGGCAGCGCGCAACTGCCCGGCGTGGTGGATTTGTTGGTCAGGCCCCGTAGGAGGCGGGGTGAAGTCGCACGGTGACGCTCACCCCACACCGGCGCACCGCCGGGTTACCGTACGGACGGGCAGCGGGCCCGGAGTCGACACGCACCTCGGAGACGAGGGCGCCGGGCTCGGCCGGGCCACGCAGCAGGGCGAGCTCGCGGGTGATCGCCAGGGTGAGGGTGCGGGCGGCCTCGTAGGTGGCGGCGTAGACGTCGACGTCGACGCGGGGCGCGGAGGTGAAGCGGGCGGCCGGGCCGCCGACGGCGCCTACCTGAACGAGCGGCAGGGCCTTCTCGAAGGCGGCCGGCAGCTCGGTGCAGGTCCGCACGCCGCACCTGTCACGCAGCCACCGGGTGAGGACCTTCTCGACGTCGACCGGGTCAGCCGCCACTGTTGATCTTCGCGGCGTCCAGGGCCCGGCGCAGGACCGCGTACTTGGGGACCTTGTCGGTGCCGAACTCGACGTGCAGGGCGTGCGGCGCGGTGTTGATCAGCCGGGATCCGGACCTCAGGCGCGGCTTGCCCTGGAAGGGCACGTTCTTGACGAGCGGCACGATCTTGAAGGCATTGCGGTACTGGCCGGGGTGGGGGTCGACGGCCGGGTCGCCAACGGGGGCGAGCTCCTCCGCGGCCTGCTGGATGCGGCGGGCCGCCTTGGCGGTGGCGCGCTGCATGCCGGGCGACTGGAGCAGGCGCCCGATGCCGGTGTACCGGCCGGTGTAGGTGCTGCGGTGGGCAGCCATCAGCCGGTCACCTCCCGAAGGTTGACTGCGACGTGGGCCAGCGGCCCCGGGAAGGGGGACGGGAGGCCGTGCACCTGGTAGGTGGAGCCTGCGTGCCGGATCCGGTCGCTCGCGCGCAGGTCGCTGCCCGGCGGGGCAAAGAGCACACGCACGACGACGACCTGGTCGCGGCCCTCGGTCTGCTCGGTGCTCGCTGCGGCCTGGCCGTCGGGCGGCAGGACCGCGCATCCGGTGAGCAGGGCTGTCTCGTCCGGGCCAGGCACCTCGTTGCCGTAGGGGTCGAGCGTCGGCGGCCCGGGGCGCAGGCGCTCGACCTCCTCGGTCATGTAGGGGTTGTTCACTGCGGGCCTCCAGCGATGTCGAGCATCCGGGCCCGGCGGCCGGTGGTCTCGGCCAGGCCGACGGCCCGCCGGACCCGTCGCAGCTCCTGGTCGGTGAGGACCGCGCCGGTCAAGGCGTCGGTGTAGGACTCGGAGACGGCGCCCGCGGTGGCCGAGCGCAGGCCGCCGGGGTTGGTCAGGCAGCGGCCGGCGACCGCGAGGGCGACCGACTTGATGCCGCGCTGCGGCGGGTCGGTGAGGCGCTCGCCGACCTCGCCCCGGATCGCGTCCTCGGTCAACTCGTGCGCCAGCTCATACTCGGCGGCGGACACGGTGCGAGGACGCAGGTAGGTGGAGAACTCAGTCGCCGAGAACAGGGGCATCGGCACCTGCCTTCCGCCGTCCGCCCGCGCGCCGGGTGGCGAGCGCCGGGGCCTCGGCCGCCTCGTCGGGCTCGGGCTCGGGCTCGGCGTCTGGCAGCGGCTCGGCCACGGGCTCGCTGACGGGCACGGGTTCGGGCTCGGCTGCGGGCACGGGCGGCGGGGTGCCGGGCTCGCTGTCCTCGTCGGACTCCCAGGCCTTCGGGTTGGTGATCCGTTCCGCGGCCCAGGCCGGGACCTCGGCGCCGGCCTCGAAGGTGTGGGTGCCGTGCTGGTCGTCGGTGACGTGGACGCGGGAGGCCAGCCTGCGCCCGGTCACAGCACGTCCGCGGTGAAGCTCAGGTCCGGGTTGGCCAGGACCGGCAGGGCAATGGCGGCAGCCTTCGTCCACAGGGCCGGCGGGTCCTCGGTGCCGTAGACGCCGGCCACGACGCCGGGGGCGTCGTCCGTGCCGGCCATGCCGTAGCGGGGGTCGGTGGCCTCGACGGTGGTGCCCCAGAAGGTGGCGCCGAGGTCGGTCTCGTCGGGTCCGCCGGCGGGGGCGGGCAGGAAGAGGAACCGGTCGTCGGGGATCACCCGGGTCGCGGTGCCGGCGACCTTGACCTTGGCGTCGTAGACGTAGATCGGGGGCAGGCCGTTCGCGGTGAGGACCCGCTGCAGGTCCTCCATGCTCACGATGCTCGGCGAGCCGACCACGGTGGCCACCAGGGCGCGGAACTCCGGGTTACGGAGCATGTTGTTGACGACCTTCTGGGACGTGACGGCGGCACCGGGCTTGTCGCCGTCGTTGGTGTCCAGGTAGGTGTCCCGCCAGCCGAGCATGTCGGTGAGGATGGTGGCGGTCGGGTCGCTCCACACCTTGGCGGCCGTGACCGTGTGGAGGGCGCTGCGGCCGAAGTCAACGGTCGCTGTCACACCGTTCTCGGCGATGGTGACCTTGCCATTGGTCAGGGCGTCGCCGCGGGCCAGCTCGATGCGGGCGGCCAGCGCGCGGGCCATCCGGACGGCGTCGCGCTGCAGAGCGTTGGTCATCTCGCCTGCCTGGCGGTCGGCGGCGCGCTGGCGGATGCGGTCGTACTCGCCCTGGCGGATCTTGCGGGACAGCGGCGGAAGCTCGCCGGTGACCCGGGTGACGCCGGGCCGGCCGCCGATCGGGGCCTCGGCGTCGTAGGCGCGGAAGGTGGCGGCCTCGGTCAGACCCTCGCCGCCCCGGGCGAAGCGGTACTCGAGGTCGTCGACGTAGACGTTGGGCAGGAACCGGCTCAGGGTGAACTGGTTCTGTTCGCGGTCGGCGGCGGCGGCCCGGATGTAGCCGGTGAGGACCGCCGGCTGGATGTAGTCGGTGTTGAGCAGCATTCAGCGGCCCTTTCCACTCAGAGGAACTGGATGCGGCCGGCGACGTCCGCGCGGCCGTTGGCGTCGACGGCGAGCGGCAGGCGGGCGGTGACGACCTTGCCGTGGTCGAGCAGGGCGCCGACAACGGGGGCTCCGGCGGTGCGCGGGGCGCGGACGCTGGTCATGAGGAAGCCGACGCAGGTCTGGCGGCCGTCAACGGCGGTGTCGTCGTACGGGCCGAACTTGCCGCCAGCAGTGATCTGGCCGAGCGGCAGCCCGGAGGGGAAGTAGCCGTTCGGGTAGTGGGTGCCGGCCGTGAACTTGGTGGTGTCGAGGGTGATGGAGCGCGTGGCGTCGGTGCCGTGGGCGCTGCCCAGCCAGGAGTGGTCCTCCTGCTGGAAGGTCTCGGTGCGCAGGCCGAGTTCCATGGTCGCGTCCTCCTAGGATCGCGTCGGGTGCTGGGCGCGGTAGAGCTCCGCGCCCGCCTGGACGGTGGTGGCGGGCTTGACGTCGCCGCCCTGCGGGCCGCCGACGCGCACCTGGCCGGCCGGGGCCTGGCCGGGGAACAGGGACTTGAGCGTGTCCGCGTCCGTCTCCAGCTCCTCCTTCGTGGTGCCGCGCAGCCGCTCGGCCTGGTCGACGCTCAGGCCCTTGGCCATCGCGACCTCCAGCAGCAGCGCTCGCCGGGCGGCGGTGTCGGCCGCGGCCTGGGCGGCGGCCGCTGCGGCCAGCGCGGTGTCCTTCTCGGCCTGGACGCGCTGGGTCTCGGTCAGCTCGGCGTTCTTGCGGGTGGCGAGCTCGGCCTCGGCGGCACGCAGGCGCTCCAGCTCGGTGGCGTCCGGTGCGGCGGCGGCGCGCTGTTCGTGCTTGCGCGACTGGTGCTTCCAGTACGCGGCCTGGTGCTCGGGGATCATCTCGGCGACCGGAGTAGCTTCGGGGAAGCCGTGCGCGCCGACCTGCGGCCCGCCGCCGGCCCCGCCTGACCCGGTGCCGCCGGTGCCCGTGCCGGTCCCGCCTCCGCCGCCGGCCCCGGGGTCTTCCTCGTGCAGCATCCAGGGCCGCGAGGCGATCAGGGACTGGACGGCGGTGCGGTTGAGGGTGCGTCGTGGCATGCGGAACTCCTTGGGCACAACGAAGGGGCCCGCCGTGTCGGCTGGCCCCTTCGGGTGGGTCGGTCTCTTCGGTTAGTGCACAGCGCCGTCGCGTTCAGCGAGCGGCATCGTCGGAACCTGTGGTGGCGTCCCGGAGACGGCCGGTGCCGGCACGGCGCTCATCGCGGCGAGGAACACTGCGACGTCGTCCTGCGGCCCGGTCGGGTCGTAGTAGGGGCCGACGGGAGTCAGGGCAAGCGGGCCGGTGACCAGTAGGCGTACGAGGGCGCTGCTGTCGGGGTCGGCGTCCCATCCGCCTGCTTCTCGTTCGACCCATCGTCCGCTGTCGGTACGGGACTGCACGCGCCAGGGCATCGCTTCACCTCCTCACAGCAGGGCCAGAAGGGCCAGCATGAAGGCTTGCAGCTCGATTCCACCGTACTGCTTGCTGCTTCGGCCAAACAGGTCCTGAAGGCCTACCTGGAAGACCTCGGAGGGTGCCCGTGCTGGGTCGTCGGGGTAGCCGGACTCGTAGGTCTTGCCGGTGTAGGCGTCGGCCCAGGAGTCCTCGTAGGTCAACTCCATGTCGGCCTTGTTGTACCAGGAGTAGATGTCGGCCATGTTCTTCGGCGATTCGAGTACACCGTTGGCTGTCGCGCGTCGTCGCACGTAGGTGTACTCCAGCTCGCGAAGTCCCGGGACGTACTGCTCCATGCGGTGTCCGAGCTCGTGCGCCGCAATCTCCGCTGCCGAAGTCGTGAACGCGCCATCGTAGGTGGGGACATCACGCAGCGAGAGGGACAGGAAGTCAGGCCTGCTGCCTCCTCCTGGCAGGTACCACGCGCGCTGGTTTCCGACGATGTGCAGCGGCGAGCCTTGCGTGGTCGCGTGCCACGACGCAGGGAAGTGTCGGAACGCTTCGCGTAGTTGATCTTCCCAGTCGTCCGGCGCGCTCCCGCTGTCGAACGGAACCGCGGACGGATCGCCCAGTTGCGCCGGGGTGCCGCCATCCATCTCTCGGATGTCTCGGAGCAGCACGTGGATGATGCCGGCTTCGCGTTGCGCGACCGCTCGACGGGCCTCCCGCAGTACGTCGACCTCGACGTGTTGCGAACCTGCTGACCTCAGCTCGTCGCGCAGCCGCTGGAGCTCTGCGTCGCCCTGCATCGCGTCGAAGAGCTCGTCCCGCAGCGCGTGGCCGACCTCCAGCACCCGGTCGAGGTGGCGCTCATACGTCTCGGGCGGGAGAAGTCGGCCGTAGACATCCCTGCGGTAGGTGAACTCATGCCATTCCGGGCGTTCCTGGAGGAAGTATCGCTCACTCGAGTTCGACGCGTCGGCCAGCGACTTTCCTGCCAGCTCGCGAAATTCCGAGAGATAGCTGTTAGCAAGGTAGATGTCATGGTCAACGTCCTGTGTCTTCTCTGCGAGAAGGCCATCCCGCTTGTAGCGCGGCGTGCGACGCTTCTTGAACTCGGCTTCGGCATCCGCAACGATCCGGTCCCGCTTCGTCTGGAGGTCCTCGAGTTCCTGCTGGACCTCGAGGATTCGCTTCTCCAGAGGGCGTGCTGCCGGATGCGTGATGCGGCGGTCGTTGAGCCAGTCCTCTCGGGTCTGCGGCAGTGACGCGCGGACGTCGTCAAGCTGCTGGCGCGTCGCCTCGGAGATGCGCGCCGACGGCTCGGGGATCTTGGGCTCCGGCGGGGTCGGCGTCTCGTCCTTCGGGTTCAGGTCGTCTGGCCCCGTGAACTTGTGGCCCCTGAAGGACAGGACCGGTCCGATCTCGCCGTGCTCGTTCGCGATGATGATCTGGCGGTAGTCCACGGCTCGGGCGGAGCGGTCGTGGGTGCCTAGGGCCCCTTCGACGGCCCTGTGGATCGCGTCCAACTTCACCGGGTCGACGACCTGCCCCGGATCCTCATCGGCGTGAACCGTCGTGATGCCGCAGTCGCAGCCCGGATGGATCGGCAGCAAGGTCTCTTTGCGGTACCTCTGTGTGCTCGCCACCAGGCAGAGCGCGCAGTCGTACTCGCCGTTCAGGGTCCGCAGGTAGTAGGTGATCTTCGGCTGCTGTTCGAGGACGTCATGCGCGGCATGTGTGCGTGCGAGCTGTAGGTCCGTCTTCGCGAGGACCTGGAGCCTGTTGGCACCTCGCTCCGTCGCCACGTCCAGCGGCTCGCCGTCGGACAGGGCCCTCCATGTGACCTTGAACGGGCGGAGGTAGACCTCTTCCGGCGCCGTGCCGTTGCGGACTGCAGCTCCGGTGACGCGGTCCATGTCCAGCGTCACCCGCGGCGACGGCTCGCTGGCCACGTCTCGGTACAGCTGCTCGAGGTAGGACGCAGTCAGCGCGGCGATGGTGCGCTGACCGGCCTGAACGGCGGGGAGCGCCTGGCGCTGGAACCTCGGGACGTCGCCTGAGCGCCAGGAACCGAGGGACTGCCACTGTCCGGTGAGCTGCCGCAGGACGGTCCGCCAGGTGGCGGCGACACGGGCGTCGTACCGGACCGACGGGTCAGGCTGCGGCACGGCCCACCACCCCAGGGTCTCCAGGGGCGGCCGCGGGCGCCGGCGCAGGTGCTGGCGGCCGGCTGGTCTCGGTGGCCAGGGGCGCGAGCATCGCGTCCTGGGCACGGTCGACCTCCATCCGCGAGATCTCCTGCGGGGTGTAGCCGAGGTCCTCCATGCGCTGGCGCCACGGGACACCGGCCGCGGCCTTCTTGACGGCGGCGTCGGCGAGCTCCGCGACGGTACGGGACTCGGGGTCGCGCCAGACGGTCTCGGCACCGGTTACCCGGGCGCGCTCGGTGTCACCGAGCACGCGGAACGCGAGCCTCAGGACTTGCTCCCAGGACTCGCCGAAGGCCCTCTGCCGGTCCTTCACCTTCGCCACGAGGCCGGTTTCGGCTGACTTCAGGGCGTCGCCGCTCACGTTTGCTACGACGCCCATCAGGTAGTGCGGCGGGGTGTGGCTGAGGGCGGCGAGGTCCTGGACTCCGGCCGAGACAGCCTGGACGTACGGGCCCAGGTCAGTGGCTTGGAACTCGCCGAATCGGGTGTCCGGGCTCTCGGTTGTCCACAGCTTGGTGATATCGAGCTTGAACGGCTCGACCGGTTTTCCGGTCACCGGGTCCTCGTCGACCTCCAGGCCGGCCGCCCACCTCTGCCTGAAGCTGCCGTAGCGCATGGCCGCGATCAAGTTGAGGACGGAAAGGTTGATCCGGTCCTGCACGGAGGTGATGTCCTCGTGCTCGGCGAAGCCGGACAGGGACCGGTTGCGGCGGTTGACGAACGGCACGATCGGGACCTGCCCGAGGAGGTTGGCCTCGCTGTTGCCGCGGTCGCCCGGCAGGGAGAAGGCGTCCCAGCGGCCGAGGATGTGCCTGCCGACCAGGCCCAGGAAGACGGGCTGTTCGTCCTTGGTCTGGAAGTGGTGGATGCCGTCGGGCAGCCAGAGGGTCGCGCGGGTTTGGCCGGTCCAGTCGTCGCGCCAGAGCTTGAGGCCGGCGGCGAGCTTGCGCGGCCGGCCGGGCTGGTGTTCGACGGCCATCTGGCGGGGTGTCTCGTGGCTGAGGGCCGGCTGCCCGTCCTCGTCCCGCTCCACCAGCACGTAGGCGCGGCGCTGGGACAGTGCGCCGTAGTGGACGAGGTCGGCGTCGGCGTCCATGAAGTTCGCCTGCCAGATCTTGTTGGCCTCGCTGTCGGCACTCTTGTCGCCGAAACGGAAGCCGGTGACGCCCAACCGCTCGGCCGGGGCGTCCAACACGAGGCCGGACCAGTTGGTGCGTGCGACGTTCATCCAGTCGCCGACCGCGCCCGGCGCGACACCGGGCACGGACGGCAGGTCGGGCTCGCCGATCGCGTACTTCCACAACCGGTCGAGCTCCTTGCGCTCGGCGAGGATGCGGTGCCCCAGACGGGCCAGCCACCACCCAGGGGAGCCGACCACAGTGGCGTCGATCGCCATGGGGCCTCCCCTCGCCAAACCGCTCAGAACGCGCGGAACTTGCTGGAACGTTTCTTCTTCTTGGTCACTCCCTGCGCGACTGCGTCGGCGCGGGCTTCGTAGGCGAGGACGGCGGCCATCGCGGCGTCGATCTTGCGGGGGCTCTTGGCGTGTTCCTTGCCGATGCCGAGGTGGTTGCGGCCCATCCGGCGCCGGCGGGCGTTCAGGATGTGCCTGGTGAGCGTCGTACCGAGCCGCAGGCCCGGCGTCAGGGTGGTGTCGTCGGTGGCCACAGCCGAGGCGTGGCTCAGGCGCCGGTCCTCGACCGCCTCCCGGAAGCGGTCCAGGGCGGTCTCCATGACGGTGGCCCGGCTGGTCCACCACTCCAGCGGCGCCTTCTGAGTGGCGCGCACCGGCAGGTCGGCGCCGAAGTCGCGGGTCCAGGCGTCGACGTAGTCCTGCCAGTAGGCGGGGTCGCAGTAGAAGCCGGCGACCTCGTAGGTGGCGAAGGCGCGGGCGACGGCGGCGTCGACCTCGGTGCGCGGTACCTGCCAGTCCTCGCCGCCGGGGCCCTCCGGCTTCTCCCAGACGCCGAGCAGCTGCAGGTGCCCGTCCCAGATCCGGCAGGCGACCAGGGCGGTCGAGTCGTCCCGGACACTGCCGTCGAATCCGAGCGTGACCAGCTCGCCCGGGGCGATCTCCTCCGGGGTGCGGCAGGCGGCCCAGGCGTCCGGCTCCAGCCAGGCGTCCGAGACCGTGGTCCGGCTGTTGAGGAAGTAGCGGCGCGAGTCGGCGGCGTCGTTGCGGGTGTCGTAGAAGTCGTCGACGAGGGTGTCCTCGTCGATCCACGCCATCGCGTCGCCGTAGGCGTCCCGGAGTGCGGCCCGGAGCTGGGCCTCGTTCTTCAGGTCCGCGACCTCGCCCCAGCGGTGGTCGTAGAGAAGGCGGTGGCGGCCGCGCTTCTTGCGACCCTCCCGCAGGGCCTCCGCTTCCTCGAAGGTCTTCTCGGCCATCGAGTCCTGGCCGGGCGCGAACATGGTCGTGGTCTCCAGGAACCACGTGCCGGCGCCCTTCTTGCGCTTGCGCAGGTTGCGGGTGACGGTCTTGTACATCCGCCGCAGCTCGGGCGTGATGTACAGGTGTGTCTCGTCCAGGACGAGGAAGGTTTCCTTGCCACCGTCCTTGGAGGCGCTGGAGGCAGTCGACGGGGTGATCTCTCCGCCGCCGGGCAGGATGATCCGTGTCAGCCCGGCGTCGACGCCCGTCACCTGGCTGAGCCGGGACGACTCGTCGACCAGGTTGAAGTGCACCGTGTCGTAGGTGTTTCCGGTCTGGCCCTCCTCGGTGGCCATGATCCGGATGTAGGGCACGGTGACCGGACGGCCCATCGGCTCGCCCGGCGCGTAGGTGTAGGTGAAGCCCAGGCCCCATGGGTCGGTGTAGGTCTCGCCGCCCTCGGCCCACCCGGCGAACCGGCACGGGCCCAGCGCCTCGAACAGGCTCAGACGGGCGCCGAGGCCGGACTTGTCGCAGCCCTTCGGCCTACTCAGGAATGCCGAGTCGTAGAGCAGCCGGCCGCCACCCTCTTCGAGGGCGTAGCAGTCGACCAGAAACCCGGTGTACTCGTCGCCGTGCTGGACGGCCATGCCCTGGACGTCGCCGGGCCCATGGACGACGAACCATTCCATCCAGGCGACGGCGAGCCAGCCCAGCGAGCGGTCGCGGTCGTGGCCGGGGGCTCGCACGAGGGAGCGCGGCACCCGGCACCTCCTACCCGCTCAGGCGTGCCCGCCGGGAAGCCAGGTCGGTGACGTCGGCCTTGCCCGGCATCGCGACCGGCGCGGGTTCGGGCGCAGGTATCTGGCTGGGGGTGCTGACCTGGAGCTTGAGCCTGAGCCGGTCCTCCGTGGTCGCGCCGAACTTGGCCGCCCGCAGGCGGATCTCGCCGGCCAGGTCCAGCTTCTGCCGGGTCCACATCGTGTGGTGCATCAGCGCGGTGTCCAGCAGCATCGCCCAGTCGGTCTCGGTGAACACCTGGGCCTGCGGGCTGCGGCGCCAGGTGTCCCACCACTCGACGGTGACCGGGTGCCAGTCCTCGTCGCCGAGCACACCGAACGGCAGCTCGGGGCCGCGCAGTTGGTTGTCCGACTCCACCGTGACGGCGGGCATCGGGGCGGTGTTGCGGCGGCGCCGGTGGGCCGGATCCTTGGGAGCAGGTCCGCGGCCTGCCATCAGGTCACGTCCAGGTGGATGTCGGTGACCAGCACGAAGTGCGCGCCGGCGGCTTCCTTGAGCTTGGGCAGCGTCCGGGTGAGCGCCTCTACGTCTTCGGCCCGCAGGGTGTGCGTCTCGTCGATCACGAAGGCGAATGGAGCCGGATCGTCGGGGCGCGCCGGAAGCGGCAGGACCTGGATGCGGGCCATGGGGCCTCCCGTGTCGGGGCGGCAGCGGCCGCCCCATGACGGGAGGGCTTACTGCGTCAGCGCGGTGACCAGCGCGGAGAGGTCCGCGAGGGTGGACGGGCAGGCGCCGTGTCGGCGGCCCGTCATGGTGATGTAGCGGCCGGTGCCGTAGACCTCGACGGCCAGGCCTCCGGGGCGCCGGATGCGGCGTCCGTGGCGGACGTCCGCGCGGCCCCAGATGTGCAGGCCTGCGCCGGAGGGCGAGACTTCGGTGTAGGTGGCACCGGACTGGGCCACGATGTCGGCGGCCCAGGTCTCGAGTGTGCCGTCCGCGGCGAGGCAGTGGTCGAGGTCGATGCACACGATGCCGTCGCCAGCCAGGACGAAGCCGAGTCCGGCGCCGGCCGTGGACCGGGCCGCGGTTGAGTAACTCGTCCAGGTGCCGGGGTCGGTACTGGAGGCCGGGGTGCCGGCGGTCGTCAGGGGCACCTTCCTCGCGCTGTAGCGCACCCACCTGTCGCGGGTGGTCAGCTCGGCGGGGATGGCGGGCGTCTGGCGGGCCTTCATGCGCGAAAGGGCCTTGCGGCACCGGGGCGAGCAGGTATGCGCGTGGGCGCGCGCCATGATGGCGAGCGGCTTGCGGCAGTGCTCACAGGTGCGGGTCATGGCTCCATGATATTAGGTCAGGTGTCACGCTTTCAAGGCCCTGACCTGCATAGATGCTGGATTCAGCGGTCTCATCGAGGGGCCGTGGCGCCGTGCGGTCGCCTGCCGTTCGGGGGGTCGAAACAGCCCGGACTGGCGTAGATCAGCGGGGGGCGAGGCCACCCGGAGGCGCCTCGAGCCAACCCTCCAGACCCGTACAGACCGCGAGATCCAGCACCCTTACGATCCTCCGGTCGACCCGGAGGGGGTTACCCCCCTGGGGTCATGATCAAGTAAGGCTGACCTTACCTGCCCCGTCCGGGCCGAGCCGGACAGCTCACCCGCCCGCTCAGGGTAAGGCGAGCCTTACCGGCCGCTCGGGTCAGGGGAGGGCGAGTCGGGGCGGAAGCCGATGGGCAGCCGGGCCTTGGACGGCCGGGCGCCCTTGGGCTCGCCCTTGAGGTCGATGCGTCGCGGCACGAGGACGAGGGTGACGGTGACCGGGTGGTCACTGTCCCCCGTGTCGACCTTCGGAGCCTCCGCGAGCGTCCCGACGTCGGTGCCGTTGACCCGGACCGTGGTCGGCATCAGCGGGAGGCCGCTGTCATGTCCGGGCTCCACGATCTCCACGTGCGCGCCGTCGCTCACACCTGCCACCCGGGCGCCGGGCGGGCGGGGAAGCTCTTCAGGGCCTTGGCCTCGTCGCTCCAGTACGTCGGCAGTCCCGCCCAGGGGTTGCCGCTGGCGAAGGTCGCCGCAGTCGCGAAGAGGTTGTGGCAGCCGCGGCCGCGCGCGAGGCCGACGGCCTCGCGCGCGTCGGCCTGGCTGGCCTCGTAGACCAGATGGGCGATGCGCTCGGGCTCGTGCTCGAAGACCCAGGCCGGCACGGAGAGTGTGCGGTAGGTCGGCATGTCGCCCTCGAAGACCACGGCGACATCGCCGATGTCCAGGTGCCCGGGTGCGGGCAGGACCCCGTAGTTGAGCACGGCGAACTTCATTCCGGCCTTGCGAAGTCCGAGGACCGACACGGCTGTGCTCTGGACCTGTGCGGCGGCCGAGGGGGCGCGGTCGAGGAAGACGGAGTCGATGCCCCGACTGATCCACTTGGCGGCGTCCTGGTTGATCGTGTAGTCGCCGCCGTCGCGGGCGCCGAAGGCGTAGTCGATGTACCCGCAGACCTTGGTGACGCCTCCGGCCTTAACCGCCCTGGCGGCGTCGTAGAGGACCGGGTCCTCGACCGCGCCTGGGCCGTCGGCCTGGTTGAGGACGATCCAGCGGACCGGCTGGTCGGAGGTGGTCAGCGCGGCCCAGCTGCGAGCGTCGATCCCGGGGTGGACGTACATGGGTACGCCGGCGGCCATGGTGTCGAGCGGCATCAGTCCTCCAGGGCGGGGTGCGGTCGGGGTGTGCGCTTCTCGCTGACCAGGTGCGCGGCGGAGGCGGTGCCGCCCTCGCTGCTGCTCTTGCTCCGGTGGCACGGGGAGCACAGGGCGCGGAGGTTGGCGTCCGTGTGGTCGTCCCCCGCGACGATGTGGTCGACCTCGGTGGCCGGGCGGCCGCAGGTCCCGCCGTCGGAGAACCGGTTGGTGCAGGCGTGCTTGTCGCGGTGCAGGATGCGGCGCCGGATCCGCGGCCAATCCGGCGGCAGGCGGGCCCGGCGGTCGCTGTTGGCCCAGGCCATTTCCCGTCCCCCTGCTGGCTCGTACGGATACGCTGCGGCGCATGGTGAAGGTCTTCGGCAAGGCGCAACCGGTCGACTTCGTCGGCGCCGCGGCAGAGCGATACAAGGGGGGGCACCAGGTCCACACGGTTCTGTGGGAGGGCCCGCCGCCGGTGTACGTCGGCACGGTGAACGACCTCTCCGACGTCATCGAGCAGGTGGAGAAGGCGGGCTGGCGGCTGGACCAGACGCAGTCGCTGGCGCCGGGGGCTCAGGGCCGGCCGAAGTTGCTGTTGCTGTTCCGGGCGGTGCCGATCGGCCTGCCGGGTCCGCAGTTGGGCGGCCGTTAACGCCGAGAGCCCCCGCTGCTGTTCTGCGGGGGCTCTCGGGCGGGCTCATTGTTTCCGGGCATGCCGGATCTGCCAGCCACTATGCGGCAGGGCCTGGCGGTTCGTCAAGCCACTACGGCGGCATCCTCGGCGGGCACCGCGGGCAGGTCCTCCTGCTCGGTGTCCGGCTTCCTCTTGATCTGGGAGATCCGCGAGCGGTGCAGCCCTGTGCGCTCGGCCAGGACACCAGGGTCGACCTTGCCCGCCAGGAAGCGGCGGATCAGGGAGTCGCGGTCGCGTTCGGCCTCGACCGCCTGGTCGCGCCCGGCGGCCCTGCGCTGGACGGCGCGGTCGAGGAGGTTGAGCGCGCTCTCACCCAGCGGACCGGTGTTGCCGAAGGGCGGGTACCAGCCTGCGAGCTGGTGGTACGACTGAGTCGTGTGGTGCTCCTCCAGGGCCGGGTCCTGGCGCTCGATGACAGTCCGGCCGAGGGTGATCGCGGTCGGGCCCGGGTCGGCGACGACCGGGTTAAACAGGTGGTGAACGCCCTCATCGTCGGTGGTCACCAGGCCGTTGGCGTAGGCGCTGTGCGTGCGGCTGAGCGGGTCGGGATGGTCGGTGATCTGCAGGATCACGCTTGCCCGGGCGTCGTAGACAGTGACGCTCCAGATGGTGGCGGCACCGTGTATGGCCCAGGGGTCGGCGAGGCCGTGCAGGGTGGCGTGAACGGTGTCGCCGACTCTCAGGTCGATCATGGGTTCTCCGTGAGGTGTTGTGAGCGCGCTCTCCGACGAGCTGGTGAGTGCGCTCACCAGCCGCCGGGTCCGGCCCGAGTGGAGGCCGATCGCGGGTACCCCCGGGGCCGGGCCTGCCGGTCAGGTGCAGTTGCGGGTGCCCTTCCCGGGGCCCTCCAGGTGGATTGCGTCGGTCGGCTTGTCGCAGGGGCGGCGGGGCGCGGTGTAGGTGGTGCGGCCGCAGCGGGTGCAGGTGGCGTACATGGCGCTGTCCCTTCAGGCAGGAGGTGTCATCCCTTCCTGCTCGCGGCGGCCGCCCGACAGGGGCGTGGCTCAGATTTCCGGGTGGCGCTGGCGGAAGTGCTCGTCGATGGCCTGCTCGACGTTGGTGCGGAAGGCCAGCGCACGCACCTCGGCGTCGAGGCAGAGCGCGGAGTTCAGGTCCTCCAGGGACCAGTCCGCGGGCAGGATGACCCGCAGGGGTCCGTCGCCGACCGGCTCCTCGTGCGTCCACCCGCACTGGAGCGGGCAGCGGAAGCGGGCGAGCGTTTCGGCACCGAACACCATCTCCGGGTCGGGGATGGTCGTGACTTCGGGCGGCGGGGCCTGGCGGGCGCGGTCTATCTGGGCGAGGAGCTCGGGCACCGTGGGGTCAGCCGCTGCCTGCATGGCGGCAAGCAACTCGTCGAGACCGTCGTCGTCCCGGTCGTCCGTCACAGCTTCACCTCCGAAGCCTGCCGGGCGGGGTGTCGAGGGTTGTGCCGGTCGGTCATCTGCGGGTCCTTCCAGGGCTGGTGCCCGCCCCGGCGGTTCGTTCCGGGGCGGGCGGATGGCTGGCTTCGGGGTGGCGTCAGGCCGCGCTGGGCAACAGTTGGACGAGGGCGGGGCCGGACCAGGTGGCCGAGCAGGTACGGCACTGGACCTCGGGGTCCTGGCCGCCGCCCTGGCGCATCACCAGCTCGCCGCCGCAGTGGCAGGGCCGCGGGATCGGGTCCTCTCGGCGGGCCAGGCCGAGGGTCTTCTCGATGCGCTGGCGGGCGCCGGCGGCGACGATGGCGATGCGGTCGACCTCGGCCGGCCGGAGCCGGCGGAACGGCCCGGCTTCGCCGTCCAGGCGCTTGGCGAGCCAGAGGGCGGCGGTGCGGGCGTCGCGTCCGCCACCGGTCCAGCTCCAGCGCCGGGGGTCGGCCTGGTCGGCGGTGGCGGCCAGGGACAGTCGCAGGCCGATGTCGTCGCCGGGACCGGCGGCCTTCGCGGTGCGGGCGGGCCGCTGGACGGAGCTGGCGATCTGGTCGGCGATGTGCAGCAGTGTGGCGTCCAGGGCGCGGATGGTGTCCAGGACGGCGAGCCGCAGGGGGACGGGGCGCTCGCCCGGGGCGAGGGCGGTGCGCTCGGCACGCTCGGCAGCCTGGTCGGCGAGGTACTCCTCGCGGGCGTGCTCGTCGAGGGCGGCGAGGTAGGCAGTGATGCCCGCGGGCGGCCAGCTGGTGATGGTGGGCGTGTCGAGTTGCTCGCGCAGGTCGTCCCAGAGGTCGGCGATGGTGGTGAGGTCGGTGAGGGCGGTGCGCTCGGTGCTGGTCACTGTGGGTCTCCTGCCAGGTGGGGCGTATGGTGATCGCACCGAGTGGGGCGTCCCCGGGGCTGTGGCCGGCACAGGGGGCGCCCCGTCGTCGTGTCCGGGGTCAGCCGTAGTACGGGCAGAGCAGCCACTGCGGCCGCACCTGAGTTGGCGTCAGCCCGAGGGTGTCGAGAGCGCGCTGGAGACGCCCGTCCCAGTCCTCGACCTGGGCCTGCTCGGCCAACCTGGCGAAGTCAACGGGCCGGGTCTCGCCCAGCTCGGCAGTGATCTCCATCGCGGCGAGGACGTGGCTGGCGCAGTCGGGCACGCAGTGTGTGACGATCTTGACGCCGACGCGGGCCTTGGCCTGGCACCTACGGTCGAAGTAGCCGTCGGCCCGCCAGTCCATCTCCGTGAATCCGGCGGCCGCCAGCAGCACGGCCTCGACGGCCTCGGTGACGCCGTCGTCGTTCAGCGTTGGCCAGGTGACGGCGAGGCTGCCGTCCTCATCGACCTGCTTGACGGCCCAGCCGCTGTCGTCGCCGCCGAGGTTGTAGCCGTAGGCCAGCTTGGCCCTGGCGGACATTCCCATGGGTCTCTCCCTAAGTGGCGGCCGGCGGCGTGGCCGGGGTCTCGGTTGGCCCGTCGAGAGCGGCTCCGCCTGCGCTTCGGCGCTCCTGTGCGCGGTCGGCCTGGTACTGCTCCCACAGGCGAAGGAGCCGGCCGGCCTCGGCGGGGGTCAGGTGACGGGCGCCGCGGCGAATCAGGTCGTCGAGGTGGACCTGCTCGGTGTCGGTGAGCGGGGCCGTGGTCGGCCTCCGGCTGGTCATGGGTCAGTCCCCCACGGGTGCGATGAGACCGCTGTCACGGGCGGCGGCCTGGGTATCGGGCTCAGGCCGAGCGTTGCGGGGTCCACTGGCCCGGCGGGTGAGGAGAAAGACCCCGGCGATGGCGATCAGGCTGCAGGGGATGAGGACGAGCCACGCGTTCACCGGTCCGCCTGCCCGAGGTGCTGCCGACCCCGGGCGGCCTCCTTGTCCCTCCGGAGCTGACCGCTGCCCTGTCCGAGAGCAGTGTGGGTACTGGCGATGGTGCGGCGGGCCTTCGCGGTGACCACGTCGACGCATCCGCCGGGCAGGTCGATCGTCCAGTCGAAGTCGTCCAGGGTGACGCCGAAGGGGGCCGCCGTCTGGAGGATCGCGTTGAGCAGGCGGCGAGCGTCGTCGCGTTGCTGGTCGGTGATCGGGTCACCGTAGCGCTGCACGGCAGAGATTCGGCTGGCCACCGTACGGCCCTTGTGGTCGGTGAAGTCGGTCATGAGCCTCTCCTGGGCCGCGGGGATGTGCGGGATGGTGCGGGGTTCCTTGCGGGGATGTGCGGTGCGCCGAACTGGGCCGTTGACCTGCGGCGCTGCGGGGTTTGCGGGTATCTGCGGAATGTTCTTCAGGTTGAGGTGTGAGCTGAGTGGCAGATGGGATGCGGCACACGTTGCATGCTGCGAGTGGTGAAGCGGGGATGTGGTGTTCGTACGGGCAGGGTTCGCAGAGATCCCCGCAGATACCCGCAACCCCGCAACGCTGCTGGTCAGCGAGCCGCGGTGGCCTCGAGGGATACCCGCGCGCTGCGGGTATGTGATCCCCGCAGATGCCCGCAGCACGCGACTGGTGGCGTTCACGTCCTGCTCGTGGGGAGCCGGTTGGAGTCGTGAACGTCGACGCGCCAGACGTTCTGCTTCCGGTGTGAGTCGGGGAACTGGACGAGCTTGTGGGTGCCGAAGTACCGGCCCTGGCGGGCCTTCAGCCAGTGGCCGAGCTGCTTCGCGGAGGGGAGCTCGTCCCGCTGGGTGGGGACGTACTCCTTGAGCGCGCCGAGGGCCTCGCCGGTGGTCACCCCGCGCTCGCCGAACTTCTCACGCCACATCTCCAGGAAGAGCTGCCACTCCTGCAGTTCGTCGTCCATGGCGGTGGCCTCGTCGCGGTCTGCCATCCAGCCGAGGACCCCGAGGTAGTCCAGGATCCCGGCGATGAGGCTGGCCCACTCCGAGTAGTCACCCTTTCGGACGCGGACGGTCCTGGCGCCGGCGGCGACCCAGCCGCGGACCATGGTGACCAGCGCGGCGACGACGGTCGAGGCGTTCGTACGCAGCCAGGGCCGCAGGTCGCCGACGGTGTAGCCGTCGCGCTGGTCGGGGTCGGGGCAGTCGGGGTCCAGGCGGACCCACATGACGCGCCGGCCGTTGTCGCCGCCGGTGCGCAGGCTGTTGCCGGTGGCTATCCAGAGGCGGTCGTTGGGCATTGCGACGGAGGCGGTGCTGCCCAGGATGCGGTCCCGCCAGACCTCCTCTGTGAGCAGGGCGGAGAGGATCGGGGACTTGATGATGTGGCCGTTGGGCAGGTTGTCGAGGGCGACGACCGGCTGGCCGGTGGTGTAGAGCTGGGTGGTGACGGCCTTGCGGAGCTCGGCGTCGTTCTCCGGCCAGGGCGTCGACGCGATGCCGTAGAAGTACTGGAACGCGTCCTTGAGCAGGCTCTTGCCGGAGCCGGCCGCCGTCGCGGTGATGACGAACATCGGGGTGGTGCCGTGGAAGTACGGGCGCACGATCGGGGTGAGCAGGGCACCGAGGAAGTGTGCGCGGTCGGACGGGGCCTGCCAGGGGAAGTCGGCGAGCATCTGGCCGAGGACGATGTGCTTGGCCTTCGCGACGCTCTCCAAGGTGACCTCCGGAGCCAGGCGCCGAAGCGGGACGCGGGGGTGGAGGTAGAGGCCGGTTGCCGAGTCGTACCCGGGCTGGGTGATCAGCGTGGCGTCCGGGCGCAGGACGGGTGAGGTGACGACGCCCTTGATCTTGTTCAACGGCCAGTCCTTTCGACCGAGGATGGTGGAGCAGGTCCGGGGGTTGAGCAGGGTGCGCACTGCCTTGGTGCCGCCGCTCTCCTCGTCCTTGGCGACGGTGTAGGTCTGGAGGTGGTCGGCGAGGTAAGCGCGCAGGTTGTCGGAGCTGAGCTGGACGAGCTGCGGGTTGCCCTGGTCGTCCTCGTCGACCCAGCACGGGCCGCCGGAGCGCTTGTAGAGGCCGGGCAGGACGCCGGAGGCCATAACGGCGAGGACGCCGTCGATGCCGTCGGCCTCGTTGGTGATGTCGACCTCGGGGCGAGCCTGGGGCCCCGGGTCCTCGGGGAGGTCCGGCTCCTGCTCGGGGTCGTAGTGAAGGGCCAGGGCGCCGTCGACCGGCGGGGCGGGCCGGTGGACGGGCAGGTGGGAGACGGGGGCGAGGGAGCGGTGCGGTGTGGCATCGCCGTAGCCCTTGCCACGCAGGGACCGGGCGGCGGCCTTGTGGTCGCCGGCGTGGTGAAGCAGGGCGTACGCGCCGAACTTGGTGTACGGCACTTCCTGCTGGAAGTCGGTGGAGCTGGTGAAGACGAACAGGCGGTCGCGGTCGGCGGCGTGGCCGGTGGTGGCGGACAGGCCGCGGTCCTTACCCGGCCGGCGCCAGTAGCGGGTGCCGCCGCGCTGGGTGACGAACGTCCAGCCCTCCGGCTGGAGGATGTCCGCCCAGTCGACGCGAGCCTCGAAGTCCTCGCCCGGGCGGACCTGGCCGCCGGGCAGCGGCCGCGGGTCACGGGGCGCCGACTTCGGTGTCTCCGCCTTCGGCAGGGAGTCGACCATCCGGCAGATCTCGCGGACAGCCCCCATGACGTCAGCGGCCAGGACCGGGATCGTCTCGGGGCCACCGGCCACCCGCTGGTACGGAAGGCCGGAGGCGTGCACGGTGCCGGCGCTGGGCTCGACCAGGCCGTAGCCGCCCTCGCCGCGGGTCTCGATCTGCACCCGGATGATGCGGCTGTTCGGCTTCTCGGCGAGGCGCTGGCGTTCCTCCGGGGTGTACTCGTCCTCGCGGGCCAGCCGGGAGGCGAGCTTGGTGTTGCCGGGCACCGGGCCGCCGGTAACCCGCACCCGCAGGTGCAGGCCGCCGCTGGGCGACTCCGTGGCCCAACCGGTCGTGATGGCGTCCCACTCCGGGCCGAGGCCCGAGGCCTCCATGATGTCGGTGACCGCCTCGAGGATCCCGTCCTCGACGGCGTGGCCCTCGAACTCGATCAACTCGACGCCGCCGGACACGGAACCGTAGACGACCGCCATGCCGGCGGTCCGGCCCGGGGCGAACCACTTGTCGTGCTCCTCGGGGGTGGAGCGGGTGACCTTGTACGGTGTCCAGCTGCGAACGTCCGCTGCCTTGCTGCCGTCCGCCTTGATAGGCAGGACGCACAGGCCGACGTCGTGGTACTCACGAGCGGCGTCACGCAGGGTCTGGGCAACGGTGGTGCTGGTCAACGGAGCTCTCTTCGTCGGAGCTGGGGTAGGGGGAAGGGAAGGTCCGGCGCGGCGGGCCGGCAGGTTCAGCGGCGCCAGGCGGGCGGCAGGGCCACCAGCCGCTGGTCGACCTCCTCGCCGACCCGGACCCCGGCGAGGTCCAGGTCGGTGAGGAGCTTCAGGGCCGCGTTGATGACCGACGGCTGCCCGCTCGACAAGCCGTCCGCGATGTGCTCGACCACCGTCCGGCGCAGGGCGTCGGCGGGGACCGGGGCGGTGTTGCTCTGGCGAGCGGGCATCAGATGGTCCTCTGGTTCTCAGGTCAGAACGGCGGTTCGGTCGAGTAGCCGGCGGCGGTGCCGGGTTGGGTCCAGCCGAAGAAGCGGCGGGCGATCCAGTGGGGGATGCGCCACGCGGCGATCAGCAACTCGGAGTCCCAGCAACCGCACAGCACGGCCCTGGTGCCGGCGTACTCGCCGGTGTAGTAGTCGCCGTAGTCCTCGTCCCAACCGCCGGCACCCTCGCAGTCCGGGCAGTTGGGCCGGGGGGTGTCGCACAGGCGGACATGGGGCTCGGGCCAGCCGGTGTAGCGCAGGCGGGTGCGGGGCAGCGGGCAGAGCAGCCACCCGCGCCCGTCGCGCCGGACCAGCTCCAACGCGTGGATCGGGTCGGTGATCCGGACGATCCTCAGCAGGGCGGTCATCAGGACCTGCTCCTCTCGGCCGCGCTCTCCAGCTCGGCGATGCGGGCCTGCGCGGCCGCGAGGTCGTCAGCCGTGCTGCGGGCCGCCGCCGCGGTCTTCGCGACGCCGTCGCGCCAGCGCTGCACCTCGGCGAGGAAACGGTCCGCGATCGCCAACATCTCGCCCGCGGGCATCTTGGAGTCCTGGTAGATGGTGAGCTGGTCGCCACCGAGCCCGCCGGGGTGGATGTGAAGGGTGCCGCGCGCGTCGTGCGTATCGGCGTATGCGCTCTTCGTCCACCAGGTGGTTGTCGTGCTCATCGGGTGCTGCCCTTCGGGGTGTTGGAGCGGCGGGCCGCGTGGATGCGGCGGCGGTGGACGCGGCGGCGGATCCGGTCCGGGTCCCAGTGCCGCAGCGCGAGCGCGGTTACCGGGACGGCGAGGACCAGGACCAGGGCGGGGCCGGCCTCGGACGGGGCGATCACTCGTCGCCGTCCGGGTCGAACGCGGCCTTCGCGGTGATCGGGGTGACGGCGTATCCGATGTCACGCTCCCCGTCGTCGCGGAGGACGTAGAGGTATGCCGGGTCCTCGTCGCTCGGGTCCGGGCCGTCCTGGATCCAGCGCAGCTCGGCGTTGGTCAGGCCAGGGTCACGGCGGGCGACGCTGATGCAGTGCTCCTCCGCCGCCGTGCGGGTCAGGTAGGTGTCGAGGACGAGGAGGCCCTCGGTGTGCTCAGCCCGCCAGAGGGTCAGGTTCTCGCCGGCGGCCAGGTCGAGTACGGTCTCCAGGCCGTCGACGGTCTTGGCGAGCACCGCCCGTTCGTCGGTGAGCCGGACCACCTCGCCGTGCAACCGGGCGTTCTCCGCGAGGAGGCGGGCCGCGCGCTGCTGAGCGCTGTGTGCGATCCGCGAGCTGGTGAGCGCGGCGCCCTGCCAGTCCAGGCCGGGGTCCGCACCTTGCGCGCTGGCCCGGGCGGTGGCCAGCCACCCGATCTCCTCCAGCTCCTCGGGCGCGCTCATCGGGCACTCCCGCGCATCTGCTGGCGGACCAGCGATTCGGCGAAGCCTCGGGCGTCGGTGGGGGTTCCCCAGGTCTTCGACCGGCGGCGCCCGTTCTCGACCCAGCGGACCTGCCACTTCCTCGGCGCGCACTTGCGCACGGACACACCACGGATCTGGCCGGGGGGCTCAGGCGCGGTCGGGTTCGACGACCGCACGGTGTCAGCCCAGTCCTCCCAGTCGTCGAGCGCGTCCTCGAGCGTGTCGATCTCGTCGACCAGCGCGTGGATGACCGGGGCGAACTTCGCCAACCAGGCGCCGGCGCGGGTGCGCTCAGCCTCCGGCCAGGCGGAGCTCTCGGGGAGCATGGTGGCCAGGTCGAGCGCGTCGATCTTGTCGAGGCGCTCTTCGCTCATCAGGTCGTGGACGTTCACGCGGGCACCGCCGTCCGGACCGAGGCGGGCACGACAGCAACCAGCTGCACGGAGACGGCCTGCACGAGGGCGGTGACGGTCCACCGGACCTCGTGGAGCTTCCGGGCCGAGGCGGTCGCGGCGTCGGGGAGCTGGCGGCGCCAGCGGTCGAGGTCCCGCAGGGCGTGCGGACCGGTGAACTCGGCCGTGAGGCTGCCGGTGGGGTCGATGGTCCACCAGGGCGCCGTCAGGCCGGCGGCCAGCGCGCGGTTCGTCAGGTGCAGCGCGACGTACAGCGCGGCGGTCTGGGCCTGCAGCTCCAGGGCGCTCGCGTTGTGCGGCTCGTAGTGGCCGAGGTTGGTCAGGGGGGTGGTAGTAGGCTGCGTCACGCGGCCCTACCTCCTTCTGTGAGTGCTTGATCGGTGTGGGCCGGGGCCGTCCCTGGAGTCCAAGCCGGGGCGGCCCGATCCATGTCTGGGGGGTCGGTCAGGCGGTGCGCTTGCGCCCGATGGCGTCCGGGTTGATCTCGCCCGCGGCCGACAGCAGGCGGATGTGGACGGCGGTGAACTTCGCCTGACCCGCGATGAAGGTGCACGCCACCTCGCGGGCGGCGACCTTCCCCGCGAGCCAGCGCTTGGAGACGCCGAGCAGGTCCGCGGTCTCCTGGATCGAGTAGTGCCGCAGCTCCGCCATCGGCACGTCCGAGTCGGCACTGCGCCGGGGCCGGGCGGCCCTGGCGGTCAAGGCACCCGTCGGTGCGGCTCCGGCGGAGGCCGGCGCAGAGCGGCTCCGAGGCCTGGTGGCCGTGGTCGTCACGACGCTTCCTCCCTGTTGATGGCTGCGACCGGCACGTCCAGTGCTCCTGCGATCTGGCGGAGCGCTGTCTCGCTGGCGCCGGCCAGCCCCCGTTCGATGCGGGAGATGTGGGACGGATCACGCGAGATGAGAAGCGCCAAGCCGCGGATGCTCAGTTTCTTGGCCTTTCGGAAGGCCCGTATTGCCGTGCCGTTCGGTGTCACGCCATGAAACCTAGCGCAGGGCGATGCATGGCACAACACTTATGCACAGTTACAGTGCATTGAGCTTGTCGGACATCAGTTCGATATCCGGTCCGTCATGCCCGATGAGTCCGGTTTGATGCAACACGGACGCCCAGAAACCGCGCCTTAAGTGCAGCTCAAGAGGCTGGAACCGTTCTGTCACGTTGCATGAACGTGCGGCATGATGGTGCTCATGGAAAGAGACTGGGCCCGGCTGGGCAGCTTGCTCCGGGCCGGCCGCCAGGCGGGGGGCAGCACGCAGGACGAACTCGGCGCCCTCATCGGGGTCACTCGCAACGCCTTGGCGACCATCGAGAAGGGCGAGGCCCGGCGGGTCACCTCGACCATCCGCAGCTACGCCCGCGAGGTCGGCTGGGCCGAAGGGTCTGTCGAGCGGGTGCTTGCCGGTGGCGAGCCAGTGCTTCGCGAGCCCGGAGACGAACCAGAGCCGCCGAGCTCACAGCAGGACCCGGGACGCGGGCCAGCCGCGGTCGACGCCGCCAGAGCCATCGCCGACGCGCTGGTCGCGCGACTCCCCCAACGCGTCCTGCAGGAACTTGCCGACGGCCACGTGATCGACACCGACGTCCTTGACCTCCGACCCGACGGGTCCGTCGCGCTGATGACGCTGGTTCTCGAACGCAGCGAAGACCTCCCGCCGGCCGCGCAGGTGCGCGACGACCTGCGCGAGTGGAGCCGGGTTCAGCGCGGCCTGCGCGGCGTTGTCCAAGATCAGATGGACCCGGGCGAGAGGCCGTCCTAATCCCTGTACGGAATGTCGAAGGGTCAACTACGATCTGTTCTTGCCTGTGGCGCGAGGAGGGTGGCACCGCTCAGCTCGGCAGGTGAGGGGGGACCCAGGCAATGCCGCGGGTTCAGGTACAGAGGATTGCGACCCTTCCCCACGGTGGTCGCGTCTTTTTGGAGTGCGAGGACCTTCAGGCCGGCCCCATCACGGTGTGGGTACTGGAGTCCCAGGTGAGCGCGGACGAGGCACGCGCCCTGGCAGCTGATATGCAGCGCGATGTCGACGCCGCCCTGAGGGGGATGGCGGCCGGCCCCGATGCGCGCTGAGCCTCAGGGGGATCCAGCAAGCCGTTCTGGCGCTGGGCTCCTCCCTGCCCTCCTTCAGTCCGATCTCTCGGGTGGTGATCATGGCCCACGCTGAGAAGCGCGGGAAGTTCTGGCGCGTCCGCTACAAGCTACCGAACGGTAGGTACGCCTCGGCGAGCTGCGACGACTTCGGCAACAAGTTCCCGACCGAGCGCCTGGCCGAGCAGTACGGCCTGGCGCTGGAGGCCGACGTCCGCCGCGGCAAGTTCCACAACCCGCGCGGGGGCCAGCTGTCCTTCGCCGAGTACTCCGTGGAGTGGCTCGAGGCGATCGACGTCGCCGAGACCACCGACCGGACGTACCGGTCCCTCATCGCCTCCCAGCTCGTCCCCGAGTGGGGCAACGTCAACCTGGCCGACATTAGCGCCCTCGGCTTCCGGGCCTGGAAGAAGCGCCTCGGTCGGGCGCACGAGAAGAACTATGTCGACAACATCGTCAGCCTGTTCCGAACCATGCTCGAGGACGCGGTCACGGAGAAGCTGATCACCGAGAACCCGGTGCCGACCGGGCGCCGGCTGCGGCGCGGCCGGTACGTCCCTCCGCCGCAGGTCGAGGACGAGTACGTCCACGGCTCTCCGTTGCAGCTGCTCAACGTCGCCTCGAACGCCTCGGTGATCCGCGGGCTGACCGGCTACACCATGGTCCTGACCATCGCCTACGCCGGGCTGCGGATCGGGGAGATCGCCGGCCTGGAGCGGAAGTACGTCTGGCTCTCGGACGACCCGTACGGCTCGTACATACGCGTTGAGCACCAGGGCCAGTGGCTGGGCGGCGGCAAGGGCTTCACCCAGCTTCCCCCGAAGTACGCCAGCTACCGGACGTTGATCTTGCCTCCGTTCCTCGCTGGCCTGCTCCGGGAGCAGCTCGCGAGCCACGACAACCGCTGGGTCTTCCCCTCCATCACGGGCAAGCCGCTCCGCGCCGACGACGAGTTCTACGGCCGCTTCTGGACGCCCATCGTGGCCGGGCGCCCGGCCGAGCCCCGTCGCAAGGGCACGCGCGGGAAGCCGGGCCTGCCGGCGGTGGAGGGCGTAGAGGAGATGGTGCCGCACGGCGGCCGCCACAGCATGAAGGTGTGGCTGGACGAGGACGGGCACCCAGCCGTCGCAGTCGAGGCGCGGATGGGGCATAAGCTCCCGGGTGTGGAGGGTACGTACTCTCATGTCACGAAGCTGATGGAGTGCCGCATCGCGGTGAGCCTTCAGGCGCGCTGGGAGGCGTCTCAGGGGGTCGCTCAGACCCTCTGGGGAAGTGGATCACCCATTAATCTCCCAGAGGCTGTCAAGGCGGCTCTGGCGGCTGCGGCGTGA